CTTTTTCTTTTCATCAATCCACGCCCTTTCAACAACACCAATAACCTTGTCAGGATCATGGTTCCAAAGAAGAGGCGCACCGTCATTCAAGCGGCCTAAATCAGCGCTTTGTTCTCTATGCTCTAAAACTTCATTACCAAAATAACGAGCTACAGGCTCTTCAGAACTAAACGGAAATTCAAGGGTTCGATCTTCTTTTTCGACCTCCCTTACATCCAACGCAAAACCACGTTGAACTAATTGGTTTTCAAAATCACGTTTCATCGTCGTTATCTTGAGTATTAGTTTCGTCTACTTTAGTCTGCTTAGGCGTATTTAGCTGAGGCTCAAAATTTAACCCTAATTGTTGCGCCATATCTATCTCATTTTTTCTAGCTGTTAAAAATTCCTCTAAATCTAAACCGCGCTCTGCCAACACCTCAGACTGAAGTTTAAAACCACTTTCAACGGCAAGTTTATTACTTTGCGTTTCTTTCATTGGGTCTACCCACCCGTATCCTTTAAACATCCACCGAGCCGATTGGTAAAGTTTTGGTTGCGTTTGATAATTTGGTAAATCTAATGAGCCTGATAAAACAGCTACTTCGATCCATTCTTTAAAGATCACCTCTAGGAAAACTTCCTTTAATTGATATTGAATCGCCTTAAACGCTTCCTGATCTTGTAACAAATCTAATCGACTTGAACTGTAATTTGACTGACTGCTATCTCTGGATAACGTTGAATAACTAACACCAATACCAGCGCTTAAGGCTCTAAGCATTGCCCTTAAGAATGGTTCAAATTGACCTGAATTATTATCTAAATTCGGAACGTGAACAGTTTCACCGGGGGATAAGAAATTTACCTGACCGGGTGAAAGGTCATACACTCTTTCGCCGTCAATAACATCGTCGCCGCTTAGTTCACCCTCTGGACTTTGTATCCATGCGGTTTGAGCCGAGTTAATACGCTTAGAAATTATTTCTGCCTGTTCATATCCTTCTAAATGATGCATCCTTTGGATAGCAGAGGATAACCAAGGAACCCCGCGAGTTTGTCCGGGTCTTTCAAATTTTGCTAAATGAATTACGTCCTTTGCATCAATAAAAATATGTCGTTTTTGATTAGCAGGCGTTCCATTAAATAAATCATCCCCCGGATGTCTCATAAATACCGCGTATTTTTTAGGTCTACCCCATTTATTAACAAGTACGCCCATCCTCCACTCATGGTCTTTAGGCGCTTTGCCTTGGTAATCCTCATCAACCATATCGCTCTCTAACAATTGCAGAGCTAACGGAATGGAACTATTACCAAACGTTGCACCTCTAATAATTCTTATAAAAACCTCACCTGATTCAACCCAGTTAGAAACCGCCGATCTACAAAGGTCATTGAAACAAAGTTTTCCAGCTACATCGCATGAATCCGCATGACTCCACTCTGCAAAAGTTTTTTCGACTTGATCGTTTAATCGTTGGTTATACTTGCCGCCTCGTTGCTGCCTAATTTGAGACTGCAACCTAATACCAGTACCAACAACATTATCAGTAATTGCTCTAACTGCATTTTTGCAATAATCAACATCACGTATTAACTGCCTTGACCTATTCCGTAGTTTTTTCAAACTACCTTTGATGTCATTATCTGCGCTGTTAGTTGTCGTGACCCAACTGCTAGTAAGGCGACCCATTTGCGCCCCTGCATAGGTACGTTGCTTAATAGGTTTCTCTATTGTCGAAGGGTTAGGCCTCCACAATTCACGCCAAGCGTTTGCAATTCCCATGATTAAAACCTAACTAAAATTTGATGTGGATTACCTAGACCGTTTGCTATATCTTGCGCCTTTTGTTCTCTCTTTAATTGGAACTTATATCGACTCTCTAAAGTCATTAAATCCGATAACTCATATTTCTTAAGGCTGCGCCCCCCGATTGAATATTCTTTTACAACGCCCCCACTTACTAACGTTCTAATGGCTGATTGTATTGCTTCTAGATCTTGTTGAATTTGTGACTTGTCATTAATAGCGGTTGCATTGCCTGAATAGGTAAGCGATTGCAAAATCTCTAATTGACCCGTTCCTATTTCATATTTTTCTGCGCCTTTCGATGCTTCTGATTGCCAAAAATAATCACCCGCCGTCAATGAAGCTGTTGACGTAGCACTAATGGTAAATTCCCAACCTGTTCCGTATTCGGTTCCTGTTGCTGTATGCCCTAATGCTGCATTTGTCCGAATGTAATACTTTAACGCCCATCCATCGGTACTTTGAATAGGTTCGCCAAAGGGATCAGAAACAGCATCATCACGCCATTTAATAGTGCTGCCTGAACGAAAGCTTGCCGGAATACTCATCGCGACCCCCTACCATTTGTGTACATAGCCCTGCTTAGACGTAGCTTTCTTAGAGTTTAGCGTATTTTCCTTAGTTGAATTAGGCGATTTTAAGAGCCGATTAGCAAAGATTTGATAGATTTTACCGCGAGGAAAGCGTTGATAGAGATGATTAAGGGCTGCATAAGCATAAACAGCGCAATCTAATTTTTCTACTGCTTGGTTCTTTTTCTGAACGTATTCCGTACCCCTCCCGTTTTTCTTTAATACTCTTCTTTCACCTGTAAATTCTTTGAAATATTCCTCGTCTGTCTGCGCGTGAAAATGCAGTTTGTCATTGAATTTTAGTCTAGCAAACAAAACGTCTTTTATCGTATCTGAACCAACCATATAAACAATCACACCTTTTTTAATTGCCTTACCCCTGTAATTAAGATCAACCCGTGAACCGCGCCCTATCGCTGGTTTTCCTGATTGGCTACTTCCTTTAATTCCAATAACCCCTAGCCCTTGACGTTGACGACAATAATTGTAAACGGCCTGACTAGCGAGGCCGCCTGTATCTATCGCGCAACATTCAATTTTTAACTTGCCGCCGTTGGGATGTTCCCATTCAGAAGTTAATAAAACATCTAATCCCTCCCATACCGTCCCTTGATTCGCATCCCCAAAAATCACGTCATGTTGAATTAAATACATATGTTCTTCTGGGGCAATTCCGAACGTCGAAATTTCAATCCTTTCCCCTTTCGTACCCCCGCCACCTTGCACATCGACCCCCATTACCAAAAACAAAACATCTTCAGGGATAGTTCCGGGCATATATTTTTCACACCGTTCTAGTAACGCCTCTGCTGATAATTGTGATTGATAGCTTTCGTCAAATGTTTCAGCTAAACGAGTATTTACAAATGTCTTAAATAAAGGCGCGTCATCTTTTGATCTTAAAAATTCCTCAACTAAACTAGGCCAATTTAGCCACCCCGCGGGACTATATAAAGAACTCATTTGAAACCCTGCTGTCTTTCTTATCATTGGCCTTTCTGCCCTCCATTCACCTTGTCTAAGCATTGAAGTCTTATGTGTTTCGTCGAATCTTTCTCCGCAATGTACGCACTCATATTTAGCCGTAGAAGCATCGCGGTTTTCCCATTTCATTTGACCCCAAACAAGCGTTTGATATTTTCCACAACAAGGAGATTTAACAAAGAACTTGCGGCGGTCACTTGCTAGGTACTCTGATTCAACCCGGCTAAATTCTTTTAGAGTTGGTGTACTCGTCATCAATATTTTTTTACGGCTAAAAGTTGAAGTACGCTTAATTGCTAATTCGCATGGGTCGCCTTCACTTACCCCACCAGAGGTAGACGCATCAGACGGATATGAGTCGATCTCATCCATAAAGAGGTATCTGACTGGGGCGCTACGTAATCCGGCAGGCGAGTTACTTCCTGTACAAAGTAATATCCCATTTGGGAACTCTTTTATAAACATTGAATTGCTCGCGTCCCTTGATCTTTGCGGTGCAATCTTCGCTTTTATAACGGGCGTTTCTTCAAAGGCTGGCTCTAACCTTTGACGACTCATCCTCTTGACCATATCCAACGAGGCAGCAACACAAAGGATGGGGGCCGGGCAATGGTCGATTGTATAAAGCAAAAAGTTGATACCCATTTCTGTTTTCCCAAGTTGAGCGCCAAACATCACAACAACCCTTTCAACATCCGTATTTGTCACCGATAAACAATCCATAGGCATTTTTAAATAGGGAACTCTCGAAGTACGCCAAGGCCCCGGCTCGCTTGAGCCTTTACTAGAAAGTCGTCTGTGCTTATCGCTCCATTCGCTAACCGTCATTGGCGGCGGCGGAATAATGCCCTCTAGAAATCCTTTCTGAAATGGGTTCATGCAAACAACCCCGCTTGATATGCAACATTAGTAAGCCTTTTTTTTGATATAGCCATATATTCTTCACTCTGTTCAATTCCTATAAACTCCATGCCTTCTTCTAACGCTGCTTTGCCAGTTGTGCCGCTACCCATAAAAGGATCTAAAACAACACTCCCAACAGGACATACAAGCCTAATTAAATAACGCATTAAATCAATTGGTTTTACAGTCGGGTGATTATTTCCTTTTCCCCTATCGCTGTTTGATGCCTTTGCACAATAAAAAAGCCGAGCAACAGAGCCATATAAATCATCAACAGGAAAAAGATCTAAAACGTCTTTTGTTCCATCATGTATTAAATTTGCAGGCCATCGGCCTTCACTCCTAACAACTGATTCTTTTTTTAAATCAACAAATCTTCCTCCATCACATTTTTTAAACCTATTCGGATCACCTTCTAATTTACCCGGAACCCTACAATCATCAATTCTTAGCTTTTGTTTCTTTCCCCCCTTACGTGCCATGACGATAGGTTCGTGACTTGGCTTTAATTGCGTTTTGCCTTTAGGAAACCCCGACCCGTACACCCACATAATTTGATCACGTATTTCAAACCCTGCATCTTCTACATTGCATGCCATTCTGTGGTAAGTCCTGGCGCTACTAAAAGACAACAAATGACCACCTGGCTTTAATACCCTTAAACACTCTTTCCAAATATCAAGAGACGGCACCTCGTAATCCCATTTCTTACCCATAAATGACAACCCATAAGGCGGGTCTGTGATTATTGCGTCTACGTAGGCTGATTGGATTTCACCAAGTTTTTCTAAACAATCGCCGTTAAATAATTTACTCATGCTGCCTCTACAAAACTTTCTAAACAACTATGAATTTCTTTCCTCAATACCCCATCTATTGCCGTTGCATCCGTTTCACTAGCAAATAAATTACTAACCCGATCAGGTAACGTCAAAAACGCTTCACGAATACCAACCGCCAACTCAAAACTTTTCTTCTCTACTTCCTTTGCACTAATTAATTCTTTCTTTTGCTGCAACACCTGTATCCTTGCCAGCTCTGCCTTATAAAATTCGTTTTTCGCACGAGATACATTGAAATCCGGTATTTGATCGGCTGGCATTTCCTGAACTTGTTTCTTTAGTTCTTCTCTTGTCTGCGTAGGGATATTAACTTTATGCGCTATAGGTGTCGTTTTATCCCATAACTCCAATCCTAGATCTTTGTCAATAAACTTTTTCTTTCCTCTGTTGACAACTGCGCCCTCTAATTTTCCCATTTGCACAGCCTTAGAAATCCGTTGCCGCGACAAGCCTTTTACCTTTGCAAAGTCGGTAATACTTAAAAGCATTTTTTATTTGT